TGTTTCAAATTTCAATTCGTTTGGCTCAAAAGTAAATTTTGCTCAAGCGACTATAGCTGCAATCGCTAGTTTTAGTTCTATCGGTGGGTTAAAATGGACAGACCAAAATGTTGCAGCAGATACTTGGACAGAACAAAATGTTTCTAATGCTAATTGGACTAACGAAACAAATCCAAGTACAACCTGGACAGAATTAGACAAACAAGAGGTTTCATAACATGGCAGATACGTTCACAACCAATCTTAATCTTACTAAGCCAGAGCCAGGTGCAGCAGAAAATACTTGGGGTATTTCTTTGAATTCTAATTTGGATGCTTTAGATGCAATATTTAGCGGAACAGGTACAGCAATTTCTTTGAACATAGATGGTGGAGATATTGCTTCTGCTGTTGTAATAAATAAATCGCCAACTGTTACTTTAACTGGAGATGTTACTGGATCTGGTACTTTAAATAATTTAGCAAATGTTTCTATAGCATTGTCTTTATCTAGCTCAATAAGTCCAACTTTTCAAAATTTAACATTGTCTGGAAACGACTCTATTAAAGTGCCTGCAGGAACTACAGCGCAAAGAAACGCATCTGCTGTTAATGGAATGTTTAGATACAACTCCACAACAAATGAATTTGAAGGGTATCAAAACAACGCTTGGGGCGCTGTTGGTGGTGGAACTACTATTAATAATAATGCTGATAACAGAATAATTACTGGAAGCTCGACAGCAGACACTTTAGAAGCTGAAACAGGCCTCACTTATAATGCCGGAACTCTAGCTCAAGGATCAGGAGATTTTACATTAGATGTTCCTGGAAACATTATTCTTGATGCTGATGGCACAACCATATCTTTAAAAGATGGTGGCACAGAAATAGGCCAGATTGGTTTAGATAGTGCTGGTCTTGTTATGACAGTAGTAGGCGCAGACAAAGATTTTTTTGTATCAGGAGATGATGGTGGTACAGCTATTACAGCATTTAGAGCGGATATGTCTGATGCAGGAAGAATACTTGCTTATGGCGGAATTAATATAGAAGCTAATACAGATATTAGCTTTACATCTGGAAATTGGTCTGGAGAAAAAAATGCAAAAATTCAATTTCATGGCAATCAACTTTATATCCAATATCAAGACAATATATATATAAGAAACTCATCTGGTAATGATAGAGTTCAAATAACTAATGCAGGAAATATTACAACAGAAGGAAATATTACTGCTTTTGGTAGTGTTTCTGATGAAAGACTAAAAGAAAACATAGAAGTCATAGAAAATTCTGTTGAAAAAATAAAAAAATTAAAAGGCGTTACTTTTATTTATAAAAAAGATAAAAAGAAAGGCACAGGTTTAATAGCACAAGATTTGCAAAAAGTATTACCAGAAGCGGTTTATACTACTGAAACTATAGCTGATGAAGTAAATGGTCAAAAGTCAAACGAGCATTTAGCCATTCATTATGGCAACACAGTAGGATTGTTAGTAGAAGCTATTAAAGAATTAGAAGCTAGAATAAAAGAATTAGAGGATAAATAATGGCTACTCCAAGTTCAGGTGCTATAAGCCTAGATCAAATTCATGTTGTAGCTGGTGGTACTACAGGTACAACTTGTTCGATTAATGATGCAGACATAAGATCTCTTGCAAATTTAAGTAATAACGCTACTGCAAGTTTTGACACTTATTACAACCGAGCTGCAGATGCTTCTATAACTATGACTGTAGGAGATAGACAAGTTACTACATCTGGTCAATATACTTCAACGACTACTATTTGGAGAGGATATTGGGGGGGAACATTTGTATCAGGCGTATCATCTCCTAGTGGTGGTGCATTTGGTTCTTTATCGCCTTCATCTGCTTCTGATTATTTAGGCGGCATTACAATTCAAATTATACAAACAAGAGGTGTTTCAGGCGGTACAACGAGTAACTTAACTATAGCGGTCAAAGGTGTTGTGGCTAATAACGACAATGCTTTTAAAAGTGTAGTTATTAATGGCACTACTTATAACAGAACTGGCTTTACATACTTAGAGTCAGTAGGAGATACATCATGGGCTTTGTCATACACACAACAACCGCAACCTTTAAATACTTTGCCTTATCCCCCTTTTGGAGATGATGGCGATAGTAACACTATTACTTTTAGAAGAAGAATATGAGCCAAATTGAACTAGAAAAATCTCACACAGCAAACATAGGAACAAGTAACGATATTGATGAAAATAACAAACCTTTTAATAAATTAACCATTAATGTTACACATCCAGTTACTAAAAATAATTGTTATATGGAGTACAGCAAACAAGATAGTCAAAATCTTTTAATAGAAAAAGAAAATAAAGTTTATGTTGAAGAAGATGATGTTAAATATTTAAAAAACTTATGGGAAGCACACGAATATAGTTTTTTTTTAGAAACATCAACATTAGTACAAGCAAGTGAAGGAGATTTAGGAGAAGGTATTGAAGAAGATTTTACTGTTCCTAAAAGCACAAAAACTTATGATGAAGTTTATGTAAATAAAAAATTAGTTAGAACTGATTACAATATTGGATTACATCAAGCTCAACCACTAATAGATGAAGTAGAAAAGGTTTTTGGCAAGGATCAAGAATGGAAAGGCAATAGATTTAACATTATAGGTACTTATACAGCGCATGAGGAAGCGCCTTTAAGACCGCCTTATACACATGAAAAAACTTATAGTTGGTACAATGTTTATAATTTGCCTTCGCAAGAATTATTAGATGAATTTAAAGTGCCTGATGTTGGTTATAAATATCATGTTTGGCACTCTATAAAATACAATACTGTTACTGCAAAAAAACAGTTGAAACTTGTTATTGAAGATAATGAACTTACAAGTAATTATCAAGAACATCCTAATACCTTTATTCCTAGACCAGAAGTGCCTGTATATTCTCCAAAATATCGTTCTTTCTTTTTTGCAAAAATATTTAACGAAGATGGTACAGAAGCAGATCAATACGATGTTTTTTTTGTAACTACGAAAGAAATTATGAAAGAGTTTTGTGAAGAAAAAGGTTTGTCTTTTCCTATGCCAGAAAGCAGAGAAGATGATTTTGTTTGGATTTATGGACTTGTCTATGATAAAAATACTTTAGAAATACAACAAGTTAAAGGATATGTCCGCTATCCTACAGAAGAAGGCGAATGGCTCTAAAGCTAGATACAAAACAAATTGATAAAAAATTCTATAAAAAAATAGAAGAAGAAAAAATTTTAAGAAAACAATTTGTAAAAAAATTTCATAACTAAGATATAATTTAAAATTATGGCAGATACATTTACCACAAATCTAAACCTTACAAAGCCTGAAGTTGGGGCCAGTACAAACACATGGGGCGGAAAAATAAATAATGATCTGGATGCAGTCGATGGTATTTTTAATTCTGGCGGTGATGGAACTTCTGTTGGCTTAAATGTAGGTTCAGGTAAAACTTTAAAAGTTGGCGGTATATTAGATGTAGATGGTCAGATTGACTGTGAAGGTGGAACTATTGATAACACTACTATTGGCGCAAGTACAGCAGCGCCAGGAAGTTTTACTACTCTAAATTCTAATGGCCTTGCTACCTTACAATCTATAAGTTGTCCTGGCACAGCTACTTTAACAACAGTAGATATAGATGGCGGTGCAATAGATGGCACACCAATAGGCGCAAATTCCGCTAGTACAGTCGCAGCAACAACTGTAACTGCTTCATCACACATCAATACTACAGGTGGACAAGTTCAAGTAAATGGCACGAATATTTTTGAAAAAATATATCCAGTAGGTTCAATTTACATAAATGCAACAAACAGCACTAATCCTGGAACTTTATTAGGTTTTGGCACATGGACAGCTTTTGGACAAAGTAGAGTTTTAGTAGGCGCAGAGTCAGGCGTATTATCTGCTGGAGTAACATTTGGTGCAAACGAACACAGTCAAACTTTATCTGTTTCTCAATTACCAGCACACAAACACGCATCGCCACACTCTGATTGTCAAAACTATAATTCTGTTCAAGGTTACACTAATAATAATCAACCGCTTAACAGATGGTGTGATACTGATGGTATAGCTTCTAATGCACCAGCACCAACAACAGGCTCAACAATCTATAACACATCTGGAACAGCGCAAACTCAATCACAATTAACAACAGATGCTAGACAACCTTCTATCGTTGTTTATATGTGGCAAAGAACAGCATAGCAAAGGTAATATATGGCCTTAGTAGAAATAACACCGCCTGCCGGAATAGTAAAAAATGGTACAGATTACGCCAACAAAGGTCGTTTTGTTGATGGCGATTTAGTTCGTTTTGAAAATGGGTATTTAAAACCTTTGGGCGGTTGGACACTATTTAGGCAAAATCCGGTTGGTACTTTTTTTTCTGCTACAGTAACAACAACTGCATCTAGCTCAACTTTAACTATTACAACTTCTTCTGCGCATGGCTTGTTAGCTAGTGCAAAAATATTTTTAGAAGATTTTGTTGCAACAGGCGGTTTAACAGCAGCTCAAATTAATGGCGAATACACTATAGCTACTGTACCTTCTACAACAACTTTAACTATTACTTCTAGCGGTACTGCAACTGCAACAGCTACTTCAGCTTCAGCAAGGATTATTGAGCCAGCAGTTCCTATAGGTATGTATTCTTATAAAGCTAATAATGGCGAAGAAATTTTAGCTATTGGTACAAGATCAGGTGTAAATGTTTTATATGACAATAATTGGTACGATGTAACACCAGTAGGCTTTGTTGGCGATGATGTAATAACATCTTTAGGTTATGGGGCCTTTCACTATGGAGTCGAAGATTGGGGAGATGCAAGAAGTACATCTGGAATACAGTTTGATACTAAAAGTTTTTCTTTTGATAACTGGGGAGAAGATTTAATTTTTTGCCATCCAGCAGATGGCAAAATATATCAATGGCGACCAAACACAGCAACAGCGAGTCCAGACACAATAGCAACTGCAATTTCTGGCGCACCTACAGGTTGTCAAGGAATTATAGTAAGTAATGAAAGGCATTTGATAGCTTTAGGATCTAGTGGCGATCCTAGAAGAATAGCCTGGTCTGATAGAGAAGATAATACTACTTGGACTGCTTCTGCTAGAAATACAGCAGGAGATTTACAAATTCCTACAGGTGGTCAGGCAAACTATGCAAAAAAATTTGGCAACGATATTATTATTTTTACTGATGTTGGTATAAACAAGTTGTACTATGTAGGTAGTCCATTTGTTTATGGCATACAAGAAGTAGGAGTAAATTGCAAAGCAATAAGTCCTAGATCAATCGTATCGTCAGGTGGTTTTTTGTCTTGGATAAGTGAAAATTCATTTTTTACTTACAATGGACAAGTGCAAGAACTTAAATCAGATGTGCATGATTTTATCTTTGACAACATACAACAAAGAACACAACAAGCTACACATGGCGCACACAATATAGATTTTAACGAAATATGGTGGTTCTTCCCGGTTGGAGATACAGACCAACTTACGCCTAACAGATATATTATTTGGAATTATTTAGCAAATGTTTGGAGTATTGGAGAACTAGATAGAGGTACTTGGATAGATCAAGGTGTTTTTAATAATCCGATTGCTTGTGATAAAAATGGTTTTGTTTATGAACACGATAAAAGACCTTTGTTTAATTCTCCTGGTTTGGGAACAAGAAAACCTTTTTGTCAAACAGGGCCTTTAGAAATAGCAAATGGGGATAGAGTAGCTCAAGTAAATCAAATTTTACCTGACGAAGAAACTACAAGTTTGCCAGCAATAACTTTAAGTTTTACTGGTCGTTTTACACCACTAGGTACAGAAACAGATTTTGGTAGTTTTTCTTTTAATTCTGATGGTTACACCGATGCTAGATTTTCTGCAAGACAAATTCAAATGAAAATAGAAGGCTCAGTTACACAAGACTTTCAAGTTGGAAAAATAAGATTAGATGTGCAACCTAGAGGTCGCAGATGATTGATCCGGCTAGTAAAAATCAATATATTCAACTTGTAACTAATGCTCAACTTGACGTAACCGGCACTTCTTCTTTAGAAACAATTTACACCGCACCAAGCGGTACAGACTTTGATTTTGCAATTATTGAGTCTATTTTAGTAGGCGATGATAATGGACAAGCAACTACAGTTGATATTGTTGTAACAACAGGTGCTTCCAATCATTATTTATTTAAACAAAAAAATATAGCAGCAAACGAAACAGTAGAATTATTAAGTAGAGATTTAGTTTTAAAATCTGCACAAGTTCTTAAAATACAAGTAAGTCATGCAAATATTAATGTTTTTGTAAGTGTGGTTGAATATGCAAAAGGCGATTAAAGAAGAAGATTGGCAATATCATTGGGAATACTCTAAAAAGTTTATTGAGCCAGCTCTTAAACATCAAGACTCCTATACAATAGAAGATATAGAAGATAAAATAAGACATGGATTTTTCCATTTATGGCCAGGCAAAGAGTCTGCTTTTGTTACAGAAATAGTACGTCTGCCACAAATTACAATTATGAATTTGATGTTTTGTGGCGGTAATTACGAAGAACTAGAACAAATGCTAGAGTCTATAGAAAAATTTGCTAAAGCTATAGGCGTAAAAAGGCTTTATGGTGGTGGTCGCAAAGGTTGGGTACGCAAGATAAAACATCTTGGTTTCCAAGAAGAAAGTTTAATTGTTAAAGAATTATGAGCGCAGGAAAATCAAAAACATCTGAAAGAGCTGTAGTACCTGACTATTTATTAGATCTTTATACCAAAGCATCTGAAGTTGGTTTAGAAGGTGCTGATATGCCTTTTAAACCTTATGCTGGACAAATGGTAGCTGGTCTGACACCAGACCAAATAAAAGCCATGACAACCACAAGGAGTATATTCGACCAGAGCATGGGTTTTGATCCTAGAAGCGCAATAAGTGGTTTAATAAATAGAGAAAGTCCAAATGTAGAGTCAGCTTCTTTAATGGATGGTTTATCAGATTATCAAAGCAGATTAGAAGATGATGTTATAAATTCTTATTTAGCTGATGCAAATAGGCAAAGAGATATATTACAGTCAAGAGCGCAAGATAAAGCTATACAAGCTGGTGCTTTTGGTGGTAGTCGTTCTGCTGTATTAGAGTCAGAAGCTACAAGACCTTTAGATGAAATTACCTCGCAAACGATTTCCGGTCTTAGATTAAAAAGTTTTCAAAATGCTGCACAGTTAGCTAATATGGATGCACAAAGAAAGCAACAAGCAAATCTTTTAGCACCACAGTTAGGTTTAAGACAACTAGGCTTACAAGCTAATTTGTTGGGTGGTCAATTAGCAGACCAATATAGAAATCTTGGATTACTCTCTAGTATTGGCGAACAACAAAGGCAAATAGATCAAGCTAATTTATTAGCAGCTAGAGATGAATTTGATAGAGAACTTGATTTCCCAGCAAGACGTTTAGCAATACTAGGCGCAGCTTCCGGGCAAATATCTCCTTCTGTTATTGGCAGAGATAGTAAAACAAAATCTTTCTCAGTAGATGCTATGGATGTCTTTAAAGGCA